AGCGGGTGTTTCTGATTTGTGCCTCCCATATCCGAAAGGCTCATACTGCGGGTTATTCGTTGAAATGAAATTCGGGAACAACAGACAGCAGGACACGCAAAAAGAGTTCCTTGCGGATATGGCAGCAGCCGGACATTTTGTTGCAACCTGCTATTCAGCAGAGGAGGCAATCAAGGTCATTGAGGAATATCTGAATTTGTCGGATGCGGTACATATGGAGAGAAATCTGAACATGAGCATCCCGAACAACAGCATCCTCAAGGACGGGAAAATCAAGAATTGAGGAGAAAAGCGATGAAAGTATTGATTGCGTTAGGTATTGCAGCGGTTGTCATGCTTGCGATGGTATTTCTTGCGGTGATTTTATTCGTGGCAGCAGTTGCGGTCGATATAGCGTCCGAATTTATGGACTAAAAAATATAACAGGATAACAGGAGGAAACAACATGAGAATTATTGCAGTAATGTCACCAAAGGGAGGAATCGGAAAAACGACGACATCCGATTCAATCGCCTATATGTTGGGCGAGGAGCAGGGAAAGAGAGTGCTTGTGTTAGACGGAGACCCGCAAGGCGATACATCAAAGACGTTCGGGGTATTTGAACCGGACGGAATCGGAATGAGTGAGCTGCTTGAGAAACATGAATGTGTCGGCGGTACATACAAAACGGGTGATTTGATTCGCCCGACGGAATACTCACACGTTGACATCATTCCGGCGAACGGCTATCTCATGAAAACGGACATGAATTTGCTGCTCAAATCAGAGGACAATCAAGTCACACGATTGCGTGAGGCGTTGGAGGAGGTCTCCGGTGCATATGATTATTGTGTTTGTGACTGCGGGCGATTGCTTGACATGGTAGTCATTAACATTCTGATTGCAGCAGAACTCATTATTGCTCCGGTAAAGGTCGGGGGATATGAAATCGAGGCATTGCAGAACCTGGAGGAACAGATTGAGGACTTGAGAGACATCAATCCGGACTTGAGAATCAAGGCACTCATGACAATGCGACAGAAAAACAAGACCTCTCTTGAGGTGGAGGAATGGTTGAAAACAGAATCCGGATTTGACATGTTCGTCACACCGATTCGCCGTTCAATCGTTGCAGAGAAATCAACAACGGCGATGATTCCGCTCCCGAAATTTTCAAAGAGAGGAATCGTGTCACAGGATTACAGATGCATTGTTCATGAGTTACTCAAGGAAATGGAGGGGTAGGGCATGACAGACCATGAAAAAAGCCGAAATCATTATGAAAAAAGCGGAATTTATGACCCGAACATGGAACACTTTGAAGAATGTGAAGTGAACTCCGGTGCATGGGTACTTGTAACAAGACAAATTCCGGTTGATGAAAGATGCAAGCCTCATTTATTCGGGATATACTGGGGCGTACCAAAGCAGGACAGATTTGACAGACAGATTTGCGTGATTCACACAACGGAAGATGTGACATTGCTCAACCATGAGTTCACGGTCATCGACGATGAAAGACTGAAAGTGTACCGTGAGGAGGGGTGGGAATTACATGAAAATATGGCAGCAGCAGACACAGGAATGAACACGGAACTAATAGAAAAAGGTCGGGCGTTATGCGAGGAGGAACGTGAGATATTATGGGCGTTACAACTCGACGGCTTAACAGAGACACAAGCATGTGAGGAATATTTCTTAACAAAACATACAGACTATAACAATTTTTCGATTTGCTACATTCCGAACAAAGAAGTGTTTGCGGAATGTGTTGCAGTATTCGGAGAGAGATATTAAGAAACGGAGGCGTAAAGCATGGGAGACATTATCAAAACAGCACAGTGCAGATTTTGCGGTCAGATGGTGCAGATTGAGACCGACAAGGAACTGACAGCAGCACAGGCAGAGGAACAGGCAACAATGACATGTAACTGCACAGATGCGGTCGAGTATCAGAAAGAGAAACAGAGGAAAGAAAAGGCAATGCAGAACGTCGCTGCACTGTTCGGGGAGGCAGCAACACCGGACAAAAGATGCGGAGAGGGAATTGTGAAGATTCTCAAGGCAGCAGTTGAGGAAATTTACACCGGAGGACTGGCAAAGGTCACGTTGAACCTCCGTGGAGGCGTGAAAGCCTCTATTTCGCAGAACAGCAAGGGCGAAATCAACGTCGAACGTACCGAGACAAAAAAACAGAAACTCACAGAGTAATGACAGGAGGGTGAACAGATGGCAGCAGGATTCAGCGTGAAAGACGCACTCAACAAGAACAGCAAAGCAGGGATTGACGAATCTCCGAGAGCGAGATTCCGCACAAAGGACATTTCGATTTTCAAGATGTACCGCAACGACATGAATTTTTATAGTGTTGCAGACATCGAAGAACTGGCAGGAGACATCCTCCTGTCCGGTTTGAAACAGAACCTCGAACTTGTATATGCACCGTGCGAAAAGGGCGAATACAGAATTGTCGCAGGTGAAAGACGGTGGGAGGCTCTCAAGTACCTCGTATCAAAGGGATATAAAGACTTTGAACTGGCAACCAGTAAATTGACCACACCGCAGGATGATGACGAGGAGCAGGTTGAAATCATCATCGCCAACTCATACCGCTCAAAGACCATTTCCGACATGATTGAGGAGGAAACACGCCTCAAGGCATCTCTTGAGCGTATGAAAGCAGCGGGAAAGAAGATCAAGGGATATGACCTGCAATCCGGACGGTTGAGAGATGTGATTTCCTCGATGCTGCACATGAGCAAAACGAAGATTGCACAGATAGAGGCAGTCAACAACAATCTGATTCCGGAATGGAGGGAAGAACTCAAGAAAGAACGTCTCACATTCTCCGCAGCTTATGAATTGAGCGGAATGACAGAGGACGAGCAGCGTGAGGCACTGGGGAAATTCGCAGAGACCGGAGAACTGACACACAAAGAAGTGAAAGACATGAAAGAGGCGAAAACAGCAGGGCAGCAGGTGTCAGAATCCGACACGGAAGAAAACGGCATGAATCCTCCGGAGGCAAGAGCGGGCGACGATTATGAGACACCTCATCCGGAGGGAATCACATCTCTCTGTTATTCCTGCACCGAATACGAGACTTGCAATGTCAAGACCGGAACATGTACCTCGTGCGACCAGTACAAGAACCGTGCAGAGGCATACAAGACCGATGAACAGAGATATTCAGAGGAGCAGGATGCAATCGACCGTGAGACAAAGAAAAAACTCCGTGAGATGGAACAGGAGGAGAAGATGCAGAAACTCCCGTCAACAGCACCGGAGGAAATAAAGACAATCAGAGTGTCGCAGGACAAATTCGAGGAATACACGGGAGAATATAGAAAACCGTACATGATAACAAAAGACGACGGATTCAAGGTCGGAAATGTCGTCAAATTAGTAGTATTTGCAGCAGGTAAAGCGACCGGAGAGACGGCAGACATGAGAATCACTTGCAAAGATGATGACATCACATGCAGTGGACTGTCAGACGGTTGGTGCGTTATCGGTTTAGGCGAGGCATAGAGGAGACAGAATGAGTTATAAACAGAGACACCCGTATTTGATGCAGATTGTATATATCATCAAATACAGATTGAAGAATTGGAGGAAATAAGTGAAAACAGTATATGTCAGAACAAAGACAAAAGACGAGGCAAGAAAGAGAGCGGAGTGGCTCTATATGATATTAAGGGATTACACTCCGGTTATTGCAGATTTGCACACATCAAAAGCACAGGTTGTGACTGAATCAATGGTTATCAAGTATGTTCCGGAAAACTACACAATGGACGGAATACGATGCGACATTGCAATCGGGTTCGGGCAATTAGGAAAAATCATCGCAACAGAGAACACCTGTGATAATTTGATGGACGAAAGAGAACTTGCAAAGTATATCGTTGACAATGAAACGATTTCAGAAAATGAAAATATTGAATGCAGGAGGTAAAAAACAATGAATGACATCAAAAGAGGCGAAATGTTCTATATCAGCAGAGGGGGGGCATCCTACAACGGGAGCGAACAGCACTCCGACCGTCCGGCGGTAGTTGTGAGCAACAACAAGAACAATGAGAACAGCAATGTTGTTGAAATCGTATATATGACGACACAACCGAAAACAGACCTCCCGACACATGTGACAGTGAGGTCAACAGGGAGAATCAGCACGGTATTGTGTGAGCAGGTCTATTCGGTATCAACGGAGCGTGTAGGAACATACATCGGAGAGTGTACAGACAAGGAAATGGAGAACATCGACATTGCTCTCATGATTTCCTTGCAGCTTGACAGCAACATGAAAACCTCAAAGAAATACAATGAGACAATCAAAGAGCAGCAGGAGGAAATCGACAGTCTCAAGAAAGAAATTGAGATGTTGCAGCAGGAGCATGAGGACACAATCGCAGAGATTGAACAGGATGCAGCAGTCTATGTTGAGGAAAACAAGAAGATTGCAAACACGGAAAAGACAGAGGACACAATCAGATTACAGACAGAAAGAGACACATACAAGACCATGTATGAACAGTTACTCAACAGATCAGTGAA